ATATTTCACTGTCGGACCTTGGTTTTTGTTTATATTTACCAAGATCCATTCGTGTTATTTTATGGATTCGTAAAGTTGGAATGAAGCTACATTCTTCATTTTGGACTCGCACATTATATCAAACTTGTCTCTGAATTTCGCTATCCATTTATTCATACATGTGTTATGGTAAAAGTCGCTATGTTTTCTTAACTTACTACGAGGTATACCGGACTCAACTAACTCCGAAAGCGAAGGGAAACCGGTAGTCTGGGGCACATATTCTTCAGGCGATACCGAGTAATGTAGTACCGGTCGTTTGCTGCGCCAGGACGCTATAACTTCTTCTATGCGCGGGTCTTCTGGCTGTATGTACTGGCCGCAGTTAATATAATGGTGATGTACATCAAGCACGACAGGACACAGATCGGCTATTTCCAGGCAGCGGTCAAGTGAACTTGTGAACTCGTCGTTTTCAATCGTAATTATGCGTTGGGCTTCGGGACTCAAGCGCTCGAATGTTTCACGGAAGACCGGGACGCCACCTTTACCTGATAAATGGACATTGCATTTGAAATCTTGAAACTCACGGCCGTAACCCATTAAACGAGCCACAGTCGCGTGGTACTCGAACTCAATAATAGACTTTTCAACGACGTCGGATCGGTCACTTGCGAGTACGGTAAATTGGCCTGGATGAAAACTCAGGCGTATGTCGTTTGCCCGCGCAAACTCGCCAACAGCATAAAGCCCCGCTGACAGGAATTCGTTAAATTCGACCGTTGCTTCGTCATTTTCAGGGTACAATACATCACTAAAATACTCGTGACTGTAAAGCGGGATTACTTCCGACCCTATACGACACATACGCAAGGCAAGCGGCATTGTCGCTAACTTACTAAACTGTAGCGCCATTGAGTTAATGTTGTGCTCAACAATCTCTCGCACTAGCGCTCGGGCGTCAGGTACTGGCAACGACATCAGTTTTTTCCTAGTCGTTGCTCGCTGATTTAAACGTTTGTATTCGGCTTTGTCGTCCACAACATATTTGCAGGCGTAGCCAATTCTTTGAACTGTCATTAGTCACCAACTCTGTAGAAATTAATTTGTGCTTCTGCTCGTAGGACCTTGGCTATTTCAGGATAGGCGCGATCCATAACAACGGCAAGCGCACGTAGTACATTCACATCAATAACAACATCATTTTTGTCGTTGTGCTCTTTGCTTGTTATCGACGTACCGTACAGTACAGGATCAAAACGCACGATGCAAATAGAAAGGAACTCAGGATCGTCTTTTAGTTTTTCGCTAATGAAGAGTTTAAATTTTTCAACCTCTTCGCGTGGTGCTACCCCTAAAGATAATTGTCTGGATACAATCTCGGCGTCGTCGATACCGTGTATTACAATTTTATTAGTCGCTTTTGTCATAAGTTTCACCTTGTTTTTGGTTACAATCTAACTCTAACATCTACCCGCCAATGTGCAAGGCCTTTTTGGTAAATACTTGTAATTATATTCAGGAATTTACAATGCCGAAACTCAAGCTATGGAATCCTAAAAAGACCAGCGATTACCATTTTCTAGACCGCGTTATAAAAGAAAACTTTGAAGTGGGCGGGACAGGTGTCTTTATCCACAAATACGCAGGTACTAGCCAGGGAGACGAGTCAACTATTGAAGACGTTGTTTTCATGGAAAACAGAAACAGGAAGTACGATGATGCGATTTACGAATTGCCGGGATCGTATACGCCGAATGATACTGAGTTTGACTTAACCCAGTTCGGCTTCATGCTGTCTAACGACACTATTGTAATTGACTTCCACATCAACCAAATGGTTGACGTCCTGGGAAGAAAACTAATGAACGGTGACGTGTTAGAGTTGCCACACTTACGAGAGCATTTTGCCTTAGGCGAAGACGCGCCGGCGTACAACAAATTTTTCGTTGTGCAAGACGGGTACAAGTCAGACACCGGATACGATCCGAGGTGGTGGCCACATATTTGGCGCATAAAAGCTAAAATACTTTCAGCTAGTGATTTGTACTCCGACATCATAGGTTCGTCTGGCATTACGTTTGTACTAGACGCAGACGGCAACAAAATACCAGTTGATGTTGACCAGTCCGGGCACGGTAGTCACCAAGATGTGGCAGGTGTCGACGACGGCGGGCTAACACTCGCCAGTATTATTAGCGGCAAATCAACGTTAGACGAAATAAAACAATCTGGTCTTGAAGAAGCAGAAAGCTACGTGCCTAGTGATCCACTTGTCACCACATCGCAACACCTTTATATATTCGAAGACGATAACGGCGATCCGAAATTCTACTACGGATCAGGTGATGGTGCTCCGCCTCATAGTACAGAAGTGTTTGGCGAGGGCGACGAGTTCCCGGAAGAAATGGAAGACGGTGACTACTTTTTGCGCACTGACTTTTCGCCTGCAACATTGTATCAAAAACAAGGCAAGAAGTTTAAGAAAATTACAATCGACTATGTTAAGAAGCCGTGGACTGCGGCTAACCGCGTAACAGACAGCTTCATAGATAACGACAAAACAGACAAGATGACTGACGGCACTACTATCAAACAACGTCAGGCTCTGAGTAGCGTGGTTAAACCCAAGGAAGACTAATTATGAGAGTGATTTTAATCACTCTCATACACAAACGTCGATGACCCGCAATCCCAGATGCGATCCCAACCATTTGCTTGCATATTTTCCCATTCAGTCAAGAGCGGGTCAAATTTATCTAATTTAGATTCTAGTTTGTGTTTTTGAAACCGGACTCTGTTGTAGAGGTCAACATAGTTGCGCGTATATTTATAAGAAGGTGTCCCGGACGACACTTTTACAAAACCTAACATCTCGTATACTTTGCCTGAGTTCCAAGAATTGTCCGAATAACTAACTACTGTTTCGGGATCCACGTCGTCTAAGAACCATTTAAACAGCTTACTAGCGCCACCGATTACGCTTACTGATGAACAAAATCTGACCAGTTCATATTCATATTTTTTATTGAATCGCGGTTTCGAAAAAGTCATCACACTAACTAGGTTGTTATCGTAGTATAACCCGTAAGAGAGACCAGCTCGTGTTGATCCCTGGAAGTGGTGTTCCTCGCAGAAATCCTTCGCTAATCCGGAGTTTATTTTTTCTACTTTAGTTTTTCTTGCATATACCTTTTCCAAGTTTAAGCCTAACTTCGCAACAAGCCTTCTCTTTATTAGATCTTTATTTGAATTCCAGTCACTATCGTTTATTTGTATCAATATAATACCTTTGTCTTGACAAAGTTTATATTTGTTCATATGGTACATTCGGTCTCTACCAGACGATGCCTCGCAATGCCAATATACACCGTTACATTCGATGGCTATAGCTTTATCAGGCATGTATATGTCTAATTCTAACGGCGGTATCATTGATCGATTTCCTGTTTCAACATTCAACCCATTGTCTAATAGAAAGTCAGTAACTTCTTTTTCAAACTTCGAAACAGTTTGGGGGATGTCAATACAGTGCATCTTCAAATACCGATGCGCCACGTTTTGATCGATATCAAGACGACCGGCTAATACTACTAAATCACTATCGGATTCCTCAAACTCGTTCATTAATCGATCTCGATCTTGCAAGATATCAATCGAGTGTTTGATGTGCCGTTGGTTGTAGTGACACCCGTATTTTTCTGAATGGGTCACATGCACCTTGCGCTTAACTAAATCACTACAAGCCGGGTTTTCGGCGCCGTACTTTGACATATTAGTGCATTTCGCTTTTTCTCTCGAGTTATTGCTGTGGATTGGATGGCTTTTATCCTTAAGTCTTCTTGAACGGTTCTTTTGGTCATCAGAACCGTCGTACTTTTCTTCAAAATACTTTTTCACTGATTCTGACAGGCCATTTTTATGTTGCTCTTTCGCTCGCTTACTTTGTTTCTCTTTTTCATGTTTGCCGTTCGGGGATTCCCAAAACCGTTCCAGAGATTCTTTTCGTTTTTGGCTAATATTTTTGTCTTGGTTCAGCACAGACATATTTTTACTTCTGGTTTCTTTTCCTTGCTCACTCGTTGCCGAGCACTTCTTTGAACAATACAATGAATACTTATTAGCCTTGTCATTCCACCTTGTTGATTTATTACATTTGGTGTTCAAACACACCGGAGACTGACGCATGTTGTTATCTATACGATAAAGGTGCTCTTTAAATGTCATTCCATCTTGAAAGCCAGCCATGATTTTGGTGTATATATCAGGGTGGTGTTCTTTCCACCACTGTTCAGTGTAACTTTTTTTCTTACGGGATCCGTTCTCGTTATAAGCTTTTTCCCTGATTTCTACTATTAAACTCATTACTAAATACCTTTATATTGCTTGCAGAGGTATTTAGTGAATACATTTTTTTACGATAAACAAATTCGCCGATATTTGATACAATTCATGAGGACGTTCAGCTTCCTAAGATATCAGACAGGACCCAACAGCGACGGGATATTCACCGAACACGAGGTTCCTATCATTTACGGCGACATGCAACGCCAAGCAGCACAAATTCTTAACAAGAATAGTGAGAACTCTATCTTACCGGGCGTTATTATGAGTTACTACATTGTAGACCTAAAGCCAGCGCCTGAGCGTAGAAAGCATCAAACTCACACGTCTACTGTGTCTGTAGTTGAGCAGCGCCATACAGAAGACGGGTACGACAGGTCAGGCAAGGGAAACAAAATAGATGTCGAGCGCCATATGACAGCGCCTTATAACTTGACTATTCAGCTTGACATTTCAACAAATACCACAACCACTAAGATGCAAATTATTGAGCAAATACTTATGGTGTTTAACCCAGATGTGGTAATTCAACAAAATTCAAATATGTTGGACTGGTCTAATATCACTTCTATACGCTTGGATGATATTGTCTGGACTAACCGTTCAATAGGTAACCAAATTGATGAAGAGCGCGAATATGCGTCACTAACATTCAACGTGCCTATTGAAATCAGTCCGCCGGCTAAGGTTACGCGCTCGCGTTTAATAGAGGATATTGTATTGAGCTTGGATGTTACTAAAGAGATTTCAGAAGAAGAGATGTCTAAGTTTTACGATCCAGCCGCCGGTGTGATGGAGTTTGAAGAGCGCAAGACACAAATTGTACGTGCCGAAGACTACTACATCAAAATAGGAGTCGACGGCTTACATGACATGCAGGCCGGGCTATTTGACCGAGAAGGGAAACCCGTAAATTGGAAGGAATCATTCTACCAGACTGGTCTGGAATCATTTTTGGTTGTGAACGTTGCGAGTTTTCCTACTAATAAACAAGGCGACATTTATTTCAAGTTTACAGAAATGCCTAGTAACTCTTACATTATTGGGATCGAATTAGACGAAACAACGTTGCCTACCAACACGTTACCGAATGTTGATAGGCTTGTTAACCCGAATAAAACAGAACCAGGAAACGGCTTGCCAGAGCCTGCTGAAGGTCAGCGTTATATACTGACTTCGGATTTAACGCAACACAGCGAAAATTGGCTTTTTGATTGTCACACTTTACCCGAAGCTGATGATATTATCGAGTTTAAGGACGGTCGCTGGGTTATTGTTTTTAATCGTAAAATTGCCGAGGACAGGGCTAACGAAGACATGACTGATTTTGTTTATGTCTCTAGCAGCAATAAGCACCTTAAATACGATAAAATAAACGGTTGGGTTTACACATACTTAAACGAATACGGACCGGAACGATGGAAAATTCTAATCAAATAAGTGCGGCAGGCTGTATTATTGTGGCGAAGGACACTCGACGTGTTCTTTTCGCCCTACGCAATAAAGCAAATACCAAACGAGCCGGATGGGGTATTTGGGGCGGCAAGATTGAAAACGGCGAAACTACAATAGACGGGCTCAGGCGCGAGCTTCACGAGGAAATAGGGAAGGTACCCACTGCCTTAAAAGTGCATCCGTTTGACATCTATCAAGGCGCTGACAGTAACTTTTTCTATTACACTTACGTCTGGATAATACCAAGCGAATTCACGCCAATTTTGAACGACGAGCATATAAGTTATGCCTGGGTCAATATAGGTCAATGGCCTACGCCTTTACATAAAGGAGTAGCGCACACTCTTAGGCCTAAAAAGAATATAAAAAAGCTTCACCAAATGATTGATGAAGCCCCCGAATATCCTACATATCCGTGCATAAGTAACACGTTTTACAAGTCAAGCGTCTAGGACGCTTGACAAATAAAGTACTTATTAGATCCGTCTTCGTAGAAGTAAAGCGTAATATTAGGCGTAGCACTTAAGTCAATAATATGTGTAGTGCCTGACGTATATACGCCATTTACGTACATACCTGTTAAGCCAGTAACCTCCATTCTTAATCTAGAGTTAGCACCCCAATTAGATATAACGGTATTTGCCGTTGCCGCTATAACTACTGAGTTACCAGTTTCTAATTGATCTAGGCCAGAGATGTTCATTACACTTGTTGTGTTATCAGGAATAGCGTAGCGAACTAAACTATTACCTTCACTTAGCGCCACTGAGTTGCCACTCACTGTCGTATAACTCGCGTTAGCTGTTATAATTTCAGCTTGTATGTCGGCAATCGTCGCCAATCGATCAGTGCCAGATCCGTTACGTCTGTACACGTCACCTGCGTCACTGTACAACACTGTTTTACCAGTAACCGATACCGTCTGAGCGCCAGCGTTACCGTTAGTGCCGCCGATATCAGTTAGTATGCTTGCGCCCATGTCAACAAGTGCGGCTTTGTCTGTGGCCTTGTCAGAGAACGTGAAACGTGTATTCTCGTTAGTCGTGCCCTCTACATACATCTTCGCTTCGGCTGCCGTAATAGTTAGACTAGTAAGCTCGCCGTCAGTGTCATTAACTATATAATTCTGAGTTGCTATATTTGAGATATTAAGCTGCTCAGTACCGTTATAAAACATTAACGAGTTATCACTTGAATCACACCACATGAAGCCAGCTTCACTAAGTGCAGGCGCCGTGTCAGGTACAAATTTGACACCAGCAGCGTCTAGCGGACTATAATTCAACGATATACTATCAGCTAACACACTAACACGCGGGGCATATACACCAAGTCGCGGAGCAGAGTCAGCACCAATTCTAACCTCTGATGAACTAGAAAAAGCAAGAGGCCTTACGTCACTGAGTTCTAGTGCTACGCCTGCATCAGCTTCATCCGAGCGCAAATATGCCGACGCTGGCTGGCCATTTAGTGATTCGGCATTTACGTTGCCTGGTGACCCAGGAACAAATTGCGTGCCATTCCAAACAAGAGCATCACCGCTTGCTGCGCCAGCTGCATTGACATCTTTAATCATACTGATTGTCTGGAATTCAGTAATATCCCATTTCCCAGTAGTGTCATTGTAAACAAGGAAACGGTTATCAGCACTCGCTGTACCGGTGACGTCGCCTAAGTCACCCACGTCGACCCCTAGCGAACCTATCGGTGTATTCTCCCAATCACCCGAAGCAGAGTTATACGCCAATACATGGGCATCAACAACGTTTGATAACGAAACATTAGTGATTTGACCGAGTTCTACATTAACCAAAGTACTGAAAGCAGCAGCTATCCATTCGCCACTAACGTTGTCAAATACAAGTACGTCATTTGCCGACGGTGCAGGAACGTTAACATTGCTTAAGTCGTTTAAAACCTCAGGAATAAACGGATCCGGTAGGTTGTTTGGTTCCCATTTCCCTGCGGATTCGTTCCATAACAGGACTTGGCCGTCAGTAGCTGCGGTATCCGATATATCAGTCAAGTCACGTGATTCGAGTGTTACAGGCGGTAATTGGATAGGAACCCACGACCCGCCTTGATATATTAGTGTGTCGCCTGGCTGTACACCTGTTGTGTTAACGTCAGATAAATCACTAAGTGACTCAACTATTAGATAGTTCCTAGCAATCCATTCATTCGACTCTTCCTCATATGCTAAGAAAGCGCCATTTGTTGGATTTGTTGTACTAACATCTAACAAGCTATTCAATGTAGTCGGGATAATCACACTATCGTTTATCCACTCTACACCGTCGAATCTAAGGAAATTACCAGCAGCCGGTGACGATATGGTAACGTTGCTTAGTTCGTTGATTGCGAATGCGTTTAATGATACTGAACTAACACTCCATCGAGAGTTGTCAAAGTCCCAAGCCAAATATTTGGTTTCGCCACTTGGCGATACGCCATCAAACACATCAGCCAAGTCGGATAAATTTAGGTTGTTATTTGCAACCGTAGCAATATCAGTACTCTGCCACTCACCATTAGCGGCACTATACGCCAATACTTGTTGGTCGCTAGGAACAGAAGCATTTACGTTAGACAAGTTATCTAGCTCAAGCACATTGCCTGCAATTACCGGCAAGTCTAAGTTAACCCACCTAGTACCGTCGTATGCGACCAAATCATTCAAATCAGGCGTAACGAAGTCAACGTCTTCTAACATGTGCAGTGAAATACTAGGCCAATCAACGTTCTCCCAGTACTGACTCGCGGCATTCCAGCGTAGTATTTGGTTGTTTTGTATGGAAGCCAAATCGTCGGTTTGAACGTCGTCTAATTCACTTAATAGTTTGATGAACTTGTCTTCAGGTAAATCTTGGGTGGTCCATTTGGTGCCATCCCAAGTAAGAACTTTACCGGCGTCAGGTTCTCCTGACGGATCACCTAAGTGCTTAACTACCCACTCGGCGCCAGTTGCATCCCATACATACTGCTCACCGTTTTCAGTCCCTGCTAGCTCTGCAAGATTAAGGCCAGTTTTAACTACTTGAACCAAGTTAACAGACACATATCTGCCAGTTACATCGTCATAAACAATTGTGTCACCTGCTAGTGGCGCGTCAGCGGTAACGTTACCTAAATCACCTATCGTTGCATATTGCCCGAAAGCTTCGCCTACGTTTTGGTTAACCCATACGCCCTCTACATGAACAAGCATGTGACCGGTGTCTAGAGTATTGTCTATAGTGACATCGCCTAGTTCATCTAGTGATAATTCTTCAATTAACGAGTCTAAAATTTCACTAGTAACTAGCTCACTAGCAACCCAGCGAGTACCATCATAACGCAAGTATTTGCCTAGTGCGCGTGAGCCATCGTTAACGTCATCTAGTGAACCCAAAGTACTATAAGCCGGGGGTTGGTTAGTCCATAAAAATCCTTCGCCGTTAGGTACAGCCGTTAGCACGTGGCCTGCTTGTACGTTAAGCGTGTCGACATCATCTAAATCGTCAATTACAATGTTTAAATCGCCTACACTACTCGCAACCCATTCAGACGCAGGGCCGTCATAAATCAATATAGAGCCGTTGGTGGGTGAATCAGCGCTAACATCGAGTAAATCATCCATATTAGATATGAAGTCTAGCTTGCGGTTTTGCCAGCCAGCGCCGTTGTAATACAGCACATGATCAACGGCTGCGCCACTAATAGTCACATCCAATAGATCATCTAACTGATCATAAACAGGTAGAGTAACACCTTCCCAGTATACACCATTATAACGAAGTACTTCGCCGGTTTGTGGCTCTTCATAATAAGGGTTATCGTCTGGTAATCTATAGTTAGGATTAACGTCTTCAAGATCCAAAATGTTTAATGGAATTTTTACAGTTTGGTTTTTCCAACGCGCTTCTGCAATGTCGTAGCGCAAGAATTGATCGTCTCTTGGTGAGTTCAATTCAACGTCATCTAAATCGTCTAATACGTCAACTACTACCGCGGTTGAGTTAATCCAATTAGTGCCATCGTACATTAATACTTCGCCGTTAAGCGGAGTGTCCAAATCAACGTCGTCACGTAGCTGTTCTAAGCGAGTAGGATGCGGTATATTGCCATTAACCCAGTCAGTACCGTTGAATAAAAGGGCGTCGCCGGTAACAGGTCCGGTGATAATAACATTATTCATATCACCGATAGCCTCAGGGAATGAATAATCGTACGGTGTCCACTTACTACCGTTAAAGCGAAGCGCAGACCCAACCGTTATTTGCGATGGGTCTTCAGGAACAGTAACATCAACCAAGTCACCGAAATATTCAACACGAGACCCGGCGCTTGGCACGAACGCGCCTTGGCCGGCATTCGCAGACGAATCCCATTCTAATACTTTTCCATCGGCTATTCCGCCTAATTGAACGTTTACTATTTCGTCGATTGAGTTAATCGG